AAATAACATCTGTGTCAGTAGCATCTTCATAAGTCGCGCTAGTTGTTGACGAGTAATGGCTTACATTAGGAGTAATTTTCACACCACTTGCGACCATTTGCGTACTAGCCTTGAACGCTATCTGTGAATCTAGAGGATAGCGGTAAACATTTATAGTAAAGTCTGCTATACTTGCATCAACTTGACATAAACTACCATCAATTAAGTCATATTGTACTTGTATTGTTACATCACTTTGAGTCGTATCGTATCTTATACGCCCTGAAATTCCTGTGGAATTGGATATCGTGCTGGTAGATCCTTCTGTTGAAACTAACTTCGTATGGTTAGTACCATCACTCAAGCGCCAATTACACTCTGTATGTCCTGAACTTCCTTCCGTACCCTTGAAATTACCAGTCACAATAAATAAATAATCTGCTGAAGGCATGTTTACAAATCTAATAGCTGGTATTTTTGTTGTTGGTGCTAATGCATTTCCAGAGAGATTATCCCCTGTAGGCAAAACACAGTCTGTATCTGCATCATAACCCTCCATTGTTGAACTATTATCATACCATCTACAACTTGCTGTGTTTGGAAAAGTTGCAGCGCCATAAAAAGAAGCTTGGCTAATATTAGAGATGTTAACCCTTGAAGCTAACGCTATCACTGCATTATCGTAATAGCCCGATACAGCGTCTCCCTCTGCTTCTAGCCTTAAAATAACTGCTGAGGCATCGCTACCAACCGCGAAGTTAACGCAATTATCTGTCCAAACTGAAGAAGTAGAGAAAGCACTTGTAGCACTTTCAACGCCTCCAACATGAACATTTAACTCCATGTTAGAATCAGAATTTTTGTAACGAATACAAGCAGCATAATTTCCTGAATTTAATGTTACAGCATCAAATTGCCTATAGTCTCCATCTGCTGAGGGGTCAAAGGTTAAAGCCTTTTTCCCTGAGCCATCGACATTAGAAGTTTGTATTTCATCTGTAGTAGGTGAGCCGCTTCCGGTCGTGCCAGCTAAACCAGCCTCAAAACCACCATTAACCAAGGGGTTTAACCCTACTATTTTCCCTTGATCTACTAAAGATATTCTTGCACTAGCCCCGAAAGTAATAAAAATTGTTAGTAATATTAAAATTAAAGATTTTTTAAACATTGTTTCCCTTTCTTCTTTTAAGCGTCAAATTTAGCTTCAAAACATTCTCTTAGTAATTTAGCATCTGAAGTACAAGACGAAGTTTCGTTTGTGTTATCCCTTTTTATGATGATTAAGAGCTTATCACCCCCTGCAACCGCAACGCTGTTAACTTCTCCGCTTCCATCGGTCAAATCTATGTCTCCGATGGCTGTTATTTCATTTGCTGCGCCTGTTCCTGACATGTCAACTTGAGTATTAGTTGATTGGTGAAAGTTTGGATAAGTGCCTAAGACTGTACTCGCAGCTTTGATTAAGTATGTTTTAGCATTAAATAATATATCTCCAACCTGAGAATTAGCAGCAAACAAGCCATTTTTAAGCTTAATTTGACCACCAGCACTATAACTAGTCGGAATTGCAAGCAAACAAGCAACTGCTTGATTTGACTCATCATCAAAAGTTAATAATTCTAAATCATCTACAATTTCTTCAAGAGGTGCGTTTGCATCTTCTGAAAGTCTCCAAATTATTGAAGAACCACCGCCGCCGCTTGAGTTATCCTCAAAATACTTTTTAGTGACCGCGTGAGCGTCATCTGTGGGCGTTCCGACTTCTACAGGAGCAACGCTAGGCAATGCCTCGGATTCAATTTCTGTAATCATTTCATAATTTGTTACTGTAGGCATCTATTAACTCCCCTTAAATATTACCAACTACCTGAATTGTCTTCAATATTTTTCTGAGTATTAGTTTTAATTTTTATCCCTCTTAAATTTTTATTCATGGAAGAAATAACAGCTGTTATGCTTCTGAAAGTTCTTTTAACATAGTTAAAACCTGTCATTTTTTCCCTTTTTATAGTTATAGTTTCTCCGACCGTATTATCTGCCAGTTGAAGTTTTGATTCTAAGGAAATAAATCTTTGCCAATCTTCATAAAGCAACATATATCGATTCGCTATGTCTTCCGCATCAGTGTCATTTATTAAATATACTTGAATTTCAAGAGTTTCATTAACTTCATGTAAATATAAGGCAACATCTGAGGTTTTATATTCATAGCTGTGAGAATATCTTTGAGCACCGTTTGAATTTTCTTTTCTACTATAAAAAATTTTATAAAGGCTATAAATTTGAGATCCATCAAAATCAACGCTAAAACTTCCCTGTAATATCTTACTTGAATCTAAAGTGTATGAGCTTGCTTCTAATGGGTTTAAATATCTATATGAAATTTTATTATCATCGTCTATGTAGATTTGACCTAAAACAGAGTTATTAATTTTTTTTATGATTTCTCTGAATGTTGGAAATGTTGGAGATAGATCCTCTGGAATAGAAAAACCTAATGGCCTGCCATCAGTTAAGGCCGTTATGTCTGTTTCGTTATAATCATCTGTTGTTAACCCTGCAAAATTGCTGAATAAATCTATTAAAATAAGGCTTGAATCGGTTAAATTTCCAATACTAGAATCATTTGTTGTTGCATGTTTTTTGCCATAACATCGGCAAAATATTTGCATTCCAGAAGGATTAAAAGTTGTTAACCCTGCATGATTTGCTTCAAAATTATCCGCTAATATAAAGCCCACAAAATTTAGAACGCCTATTCCAGCAGCGGGGGCCGTTTCGGTGTAATCAATTCCATATTTTAAATTATAAAAATTTCCGCTATCATCTTTTATTTTAATATATCCAATTGTTGATCTCTCAATTACATCATCGGTGTCAACAGCGGCAAAAGCGGGAGAAACATCAACATTATCAGTGTCAACAGCAGTCACAAAGCTTGCTGTTGTCTTTGTACTATTAAAAACAGAGTCACCAATTTTAAGAAAATGATCAGCCCCAACAATCAAATTTGTTGTTGTAGAGCCTACGGCTAAAGTTAAACTTAATTGATGTTGCGTATTATGATCATGTTTAACAAACCACCTTCGATTGTTGGTGGTTAAAGCATCCTCTTCAAAATCAAGATTTATGCCCATTATATCATCAACAACACCATAAACATGCCTTCTTGCATAACCTTTGAAATTTTCATCAAAAGGAGTCCAAAAAGTATAATTAAAATAACTAGAATATTCATTTCCATATCCATTTGAAAAAAAAGTGCTATTAAAAACATGTTCTAAGCTTCTAAAACTAAGTTTTATTTCGTTATCATTAATGTCAAATTCCTCTATTTTACCCCTATATATGTTTTTAACTGACTGATCAGACCCAACCATATGATATAATTTGATATTTTTATTCTTGAATCCATCATAAATATAGAAACTTCCATCGGAATTAATAAAAGAAATGGAACCTGAAGCGGTCCCGAATATTTGCATATCATCTCTATTATTTTGTGGAAGTGAAATTCTTCCCTCTGATATTCTCGGAGCAAAATAAACTTCTGTTGTCGTGTCGTCTGTTGGATCTATATAAGAATCTATGCTTCTTGTAGCAAGATAAAGCTCAAAAAATACAACCATTGTATAAGATGTTGGGTTAGAAGTGTTTATATATAGCCTTTTATTGGGAATATCAAAATAAAATTCTTCTGCACTTGGAGAAGTACTTGAACCTTTTGTTAATGCAACGCTCTTTTTATTAACCCTAATAACATTTTCAAAATGAACATTTGAAAGCTCAAAATCTGTATAATAAATATTTGCGGTAACATTTGTCCAATCTTCAACAATTTTTGCGCATTCAACTACTGCAAGAAGATCTTTTCTAGAAGCAGTTTTTTCTTTTGCAATAGCGTAGCTCATGAAGAATAAACCTTTCTTCCAATTATTGAAAACCTATGTACGCCCTTTGTAATTGCTTCATAATCTTCATTCACGCCAGAATAAATATGGTCAAGTTTCATCCATGAGACATGCACATTAGTTGAAAAAACGCCTACTCCTTTAAGTACTAGAACATATTTTTCATCCTCTTTTAATGGAACATCAGCAAATCTAAAATATATTTCAGCAGCGACATTTTCAGAATTGCTAACTTGTGAATTTGTGAATTGATTTTGTGAACTGGCTAAAACTTTTTCAGTAGGAACTCCGTTTAATTCTGGATGAATTTGAAGACTTAAATTCGCAAAAGTAGGGTTTCCCTTTTTTACGATCCATATTTTTACATATCTTAAATACATATTAGCTTCACATTTGAAACCCTGAAATAATTCTAAATTTTCCATCTCGGCTTGTGTTGCCCAGGTCCCGAAAACAAGAAAATATGTATTGAAAAGCATTGTTTTTGCGCTAGGATCTCCCGAATCTGTACATCTTATATACAAAATCTTAGTTGCAGAATCATAATAATATTCCCCTGCTAGAAGGGCCCCTACACCGGAACCGAGATTTAGGGCTATTGTGCCTTGAGTTATAGACTTAATTCTTGATTCTAAATTAACAATAGGTGTCTTATACTCGCTACCAGTTGCAGCTTGCCAAAATGTCAAAGTCCTTAAGCCCATTTTTAAATTTCCTCTTGCATAGAAAAACTTACATTCCAAATACCGACTTTAACTATTGTCTTAGAGATCGAAGAAGTGAATTTTACAAGCTTGGTCCATTCGTTAGTTGAACTCGTAACGGTAGTTTCAGAATCAAAAGCTATTATTAAAGGCGTATGACTTCCAAATTCTTTAAACGCTGCGATAAGAAAATCAAGGTCTGTTTTATTACAATATTGGATCATTACCTCGCCAAAACTACTTTTTTGCGTCTTAATATCTGCGTATTGTTCCCCACTTTCGGCTTGCTGAATATTTGAAAGATCTTCAATAGTTTCCTGAAATTCTCTTTGAACATTTGAACTTTCTAGTTCATAAGCATCTCCCAGGTAAACAAAACCAGCTTCAATATGCCCTAAAACATTGCTAAGATCTTCAATATAAAGTCTAAAGTATCTATATGAAGTTGTAAACAATCCATCCATATCAATTTTAACTATTGAAGCGCTATTATAAGTTAAAACAACCTCTTCTGGACTATTCCACGAATCGCTTGCACTTGCTTGAAGAGTAATTGTTGCAGTTGATGAAAGATTTAATATTTTTCCTGCTTTATCAAGTAAAATAAAAGCTTTTGGGTTTTGAGAAGTGCCAAGGTCAAACTTAAGCCATTCAGCAGGATAACAAATTCTAGAACTATCAGCTTCATAACTATCCGCCCCAGTGTCATCAACTAAACTATTAAAACCCAATAAATCAGCTGCAATTGTTAAAACATTTGTCCAATTAAGCTCAAAATTTGTTGTCCTAGAAATTGTAAATTTATTTGTAGTGGAAGAATAGGCAACCGTAAAATTTGTTGAGGAAGCGTTTAACTGTGTCTGAATTTCTGTGGCTAAAGTTGCGCCTGTATATTCTGCGACAGTTAGAGTTATAGCTTTACTTGCTCCATCGTCTATATAAAAAACATTATTAAAGACTGTGACATTAAACCAACCTGAACTTCTCCAAGCTTGGCCCCTATGAGATATTTGAATGTTCTCTACAGGATAAGTTGCGTTTTCGCTGGAAGCTGTAAGAGCACTTATTTCGTCCGAATCAAGGAAGTTGTCAGCCATTAGTTTTGTTCTATTTCCCATTTATCTATTCCATCCATTTACTTCAATTTTTTTGTTAGCTCTTCCAAGTTCACGTTCATTAATCATAACTGGAATTTCTGCATAAATTACAATCGGTTTATTTTCACCTTCACCACTCATTATTCTATTAAATAACTTTGCTTGTTGGCTCATGTTTAGGATCATTTCTTTAGAGTTTAGCCCTGCAAGAACTTTATCTCCGGTATATGAATGACCTGGAACACTAGCTAAACCATTTTGAGCTTTAACCATATTTGCAGCCATTAGAGCCGGAACGCCACCATTTTGGAGACCGATAACGCTTAAAAGTTTTTTAGCACCTTTTTTCACACTACTCCATAGACTTCCAGCCGGACCGCCTTTTTTCATATAATTAACGGCCTGCATAAAGAGGTCTACAGCCTGCTTAAAAACTTTTCCGATGTCTTTAAAAACATTTGCAGCACCTTTTATCATGCCTCCTAAGAATCTAAAAACTGGACCTAAAACTTTCATTACTATACTAGCAACAACCTTAATAACCGCTGTGATAGCTATTCTAAAGGTATCTGCAATAACAACAGCTATTTCAGCCCAGAAAGTCGGGTTAAGAACATATAAGAAAATAGCATCAATAGCTTTTTTAAGTCCTATTATTATTCCGCCAACAAGACCAAGTAAAAGTTTCACGCCTAGACCGCCAGTAATAAGCCCAATCATTGATTTAATACCAACTGCAATAATATTCTTCCAAAACTCAGGCTTAGAAAATAAAACCATTAATCCATCTACCAAAATAGGCAGCATATTTGTTAAAGCGTCAATCGTTTCAGGCAATCGCTTTACTAACTCATCTATTAAAACAGGTATATTTTCAGCAATTTGAAGAGGTAAATCCATTGCCATTTTAGATAATTCTTTAGCAAATTTTTTAAATTCCTCCTGGTCCTTACCAAAAATGTCGATAATTCCGCCTACAGCCATAGCATAAGGATTTCCACTATTCATCAGCCCAGAAGTAACAGCCCCCTTAACCTGGTCAGCACTTCCAGCCGCCGCCCCTGCATAAAGATCCTCTGACATTTGACCAGATAACCCGACTTTTGAGCCAGCGTCCCGTATCGCTAAAGCATATCTAGCTTTTCCCTGGGAATTAATAGCTTCCTCGGCTTTTCTTGCTGCTCTAAGCTCTTCTACATAGTCTCTTTTAGTTGCTAAAATATTTTGATCTATTGCTAATTGTCTTCCCTTTTCACTCGTGATTAAGCTTTCACCTCTCCATATTTTGCCAATATCTGCGCCAATAGATTTTCTAACCTTTTTAATGCTATCCTCTGTTTCCAATATTTTTTTAATTACAACTATTTGCTCTTTTTTCTGAGAAGTGACATAAGTTTCCATTTCTGCCGCTTCCGCTGTCGATATTAAACTAAATTTTTTAGAAATTTTTGCGACCGTAGAATAAAAAGCCAATATTTTACCGCCTAACCATTTAATAATCTCTACCGCCTTTCTCCCCATAAAGACAAATGATTCCGCTACCCCCGTTATTGCATAAGCAATACCATATATAGTTAAAAGAAAACTTTTTTTGAAAAGGTTTTTTATCCAAATAAATGATTCTTTCATAGTATCTATAATAACGCTTGATTCTTTCCAAAGTTTAACCATTTTTCCCCATACAGTTGAAAAAATCTTTGTTTTCTTTTCTATAACCTGAAATGCTTTATATAAAAGATAAAGTGCAGCAATTACTAAAACAACCTTAATTAATATTATCACAAAAGGAGCTATTAAAACCCAAGCTGCTTTTGCAACCGCCCACATTCCAGCAGCGGTTAAATGAAGAATACTATTAAAACCTAAACCAGCCACCGACATTTTAGTGAATGCGCTAGAAACAGCAGTTGCCAAAATTGGGAATACACCAGCTAATTTTTTAGTAATTAAGGTTGATGTTGCTATTTGACCTATAAATTTTTGAATATAATTGTTCTTTATAACTATGTTTAAGCCTTTAATTGCCGAAGCTACCAGCACAATTGTGAAAGCCCATTTAGTAAAAGTTCCAATTGCTTGTAAAGCCCTACCTGTTAAAGCTGTCAAAAAACCAGCTGATTTTAAGAAGGTTTTTGATGAATTTTCTAATATTGCAAGAAATTTAGTCCAAACAACATTAACTTTTTGCTCTATTAATTCCGCACCTTTACCCATAGCAATGTTTATATTTTGAATTGAAATAGCTTGTCTCTTTAATTGCTCGATGATTGTCATGCTTGTTTCTTCAACTAAACCATTAAGCGAAGCTGTTTTTTCAAGTAGTGCATTATATCGAACCTGTACTTTTTCATTTGCTGTTAAGCTTTTCATATGCCCATGAACTGCTTTTCCAGCTTTTGAGGAAGCAATTGAATGTTCCGACAAGTTAACCGTCATATTGGCTAACATTTGTGTTTGTCCACTTAAGGCTTCAACTACTGCAAGAGTCGATTGAAATAAATCTTTATGATTTGCTTTTGCAAGCTGTGAGATAATAGGCAACATTTTTTTCATTTGCCCTTTTGCAAGTCCTATTGACTCGCCATATCTTAATAGCTCCGAAATACTTCTTTGAGTTTCTTCTATACCGAATCTTTGAGTTTTAGAAAATTCTATTGCAATTTCGTTCCATTCTTCAAATGTCCCAGTAACGCCCTTAGTTTCTCTATTCAAACTAGTAACTAAAAATGTAAACGCTGTTGTTGTTGCTTGCATTTGAGCCATTATATCAACAGATCTTTGCATTGCTCTAACCATTTTAGTACCAACAGCAATGAAAAAAGATCCTAAAAGAAACAATAACTGTTTAAGAACTAAAGCCAAGCCACCCATTGCAACCGTTAAAGCAATAATTCCGCCACCAGCCATTTTGACCATTAAGCTATCACTTTTGAGCATATTAAAACCAACCAAACTAAATATACCAGATAGAGCCGTTAATCTTGAGACTAGCCCAAAAATTCCTTTATCGAAAATCTCTGTTGATGTTAACCCTTGCCAAAATGATTTTGAAACGCTCTTAATTGCGTCTTTTGTCGCTTTCATTTTGAGATTTGTTGAGACAAAAGCGGTACCTACACTTGCAATAGCATTATTTAAGCCAGCAAGTGAGCGTATTGCTATTTTTCCCAAAATAGGAAAAGATTTACTAAGCTTTGCAATTGGACCAGTTAAACTAACTAATTTTATATTTACGGTTAAAAGAGCTAGGTTTATAGCATTAACGGCCGTAACAGAAGCACTTAAACCAATAAAAGCAGCCGTCACACCGATTACTTTTCCAGTAATTCCAACGAATAAATCAAAGATTTTGTCAAGCCCTAACGCTTTTAAAATTCCTCTAAATGATAAAAATTCACCTATTAATTCAGAAATTTTTTGGGTTAAAACGTCAATTGCTTCAGCATAAACTGCAAATTTTGCCATTTGTACCGCAATACTTCTTAAAAAATTTCCTAATTTGTCAAATCCTTTAAGTTTCAGGAAGTGAGATATCAAGACTAGGAATTTTGCTATTTTTTTAAAGTCGAAGTTTGCAATAATTGTTACGAAATCCGAAAATACATCTATCATCTCGAGAACCGTATCTTTAATATTTTTAAGCTTTTCTAAGAAGCTAGTTTGTTTTTTAGTTGCGTTTACTGTTGATTTTGCCAGTTGATTGTTTAAAATTACTGCCTGTTTTGTCGTTTCAAGTTGACTTTTACCTAATTGTCCGAGAACTTTATTCGCATCGTCAGCACTTTTTTGCAAAGAACCCATGCTTTTCTCTATTTTTTCAACCGTTGCAGTTGCTTTGTCTATAACTTCAAGTAAATAATTGACTTTAATTTCTTGATCAGTTGACATTATTTTTATCCTTTGGCTGTGAAGACTTCATTTTCGCATCCTCGGCTTTTGACATCTCTGATTCAATTATATTATAGCATGTCATCTCAAGCAATGAAATTTCTTCTAACCTGGTAACTATGCCAAGTTTTTTCCTCAAAACTAACTCGCTATGTTGCACATATACAGCAATAATTATGTCGTCAAAATAGCTTGCTGGGCATTGATATAATATGTCATGCTTATACTTAAACTGAAATTTAAAAGCGTCAGCCTTGTCTTTTACAGGATAATTGTTATAACAATTTCGCATTCTTTGTGTATCTTCGTTGCAATCTTCACAGTCATAAAAATCATATTTAGGATCTATTAGAAACCAGGCATACTCTTTTATTTTTTTTTAATGCCTTCTTTTAGCTGGCTGATATCACCAACAGCATTTGATAATTCTTCATAAAGATCTTTAAATTGTGGCGCACGATATAATTTATCAATTGTTATTTCTTCTGTAATTTCGCCAGTGAAAGGATCTTGAACTTTGAAAACTTTAGGGCATTGCTTCATATTAACTTCAAGTGATTTTTTGCCCATCTCTATTTTAGGTTTTCTTCCAGATTTAAGAGATTGACCAATTAAATGATCAGTAAGTTTTTGTTGACCCGAAGCACTTAGGGGAACAATCATTGCATAACCCTGTTCGTCTGCTGGTCTTGTTAAATTGTCATCTGATTCATAATAATATTTTACTGCTTCCATGTTTTCCTTCTCCTTATATAAAAATGGAGTGTAAATTCTTACACCCCATTAATATAACAATCAAATTTCGATTTGACAACGATTAAGCAAATGACATTACGATTTCTCTTGTTGTGCCATCAGCGCCAGTATTTGCAGTAAACTGACAATCTTCTATGATATTATCGTCAATATCTGAAGTTTTAACCTGCGTAAAGTTAACTTGTGGAAGATAAATGCCTACAGTTTTACCAACAATAAAACCACCAGCGTCTTTTTTGCCTACAACAATCATCATTGATTTATCAGTTAACGCTTCAAGAGCATCAAAAAGAGTTGTTGAACCGTCAGCATAAGGATTTATTGAACCTGTGATTTCTCTTTCTCTTACAAAAGAACCACTTTTTCCGCTTGCTTCATTAAAATCTTTTTGCTCTGTAACAGATCCACCAATTGTTAAGCTGAATTGTTGTGCAGAAAGTAAAGAACTATTTAAATAACATTGAACATTAAAACCTACAAGCCCTTGAACGGCCTCTAAAGAAGGTGAATAGCTTGCTGCGGTAGTTGCTGTTCTAGCAGAGCTTAACCCTTGAATATCGAAACTCATTTTTGCAATTGCGCCAGTATCGATAGTTAAACCGATAGAATTAACCAAACAACCTAAAACTTGTTCAAAATATCCATCAACAGCACTATTTCCCTGGTAAAAACCAGAAGTAAAATGCTTATGATCTATGTTTAAAGGTTTATAGTTAACACTAGCTGAAACAACGTCTGCACTTGTTGGTGCGGTAGTCATTGCGATATTACAAACTACTCTATTACCATAAACAGCACTTGCGGCCGTATATGTCACAGCGGCAGTCAAATCAGAAGACCCAAAACCAAGGTTAAGAAGAAGAAAGTTTGTTGCTGTACTTGCTCCACCGTCAATATTTAGTTCAAAAACTGTGCCAGTTGAAGAAATCGTGTAAGTCCAGGAACCGTTTGTCCCTTGAACCGCTGCAACCGTAACTGTTTCCGTACCATTTACGGTTTCCATTTGAGTTTTAATGTGTTCACCAATAGAGCCAACAATATCACTTCCGCCATGTGTATATGTTGCAGCGGTTAAAGTTGCTGTAACGGCTCCGTCATCATCTGTAAAATCAATTTTATCATTTACAGCCGCAACAATATCAACCTTCATTGATGCAACAAAACGAGCCACTCTGCCATTTGTAGTGTTATCAACAATAAACATATCACCAACAACTAGATTTCCTTCTGTAGAAATTCCAAATTCTGTCGCACTTGGTGCAGGAGCAGCCTCAACAGCTTCCGCAACAGAGATATTAGGTGTTCCTATGCCACTTTTAAATAAAACGCCAAAATCTGGCTCTGTTGGACTTGATGCGTCACCATGACTTCGCATTTCTGTAACAACAGAAGCGGAAGCCGATTCAAAACCAAGCTGAGGTTTTTTTACGCCAATATTTCCACTTAAAAGCTCACTTTTCAGAACTTCCCTTTGACCTGTTGTAACATCTGGCTTTTCAATGGATAAAAACCCATCAGTTGCACTAGTTGGCGCAACAGCGGTGCCAGGAGTTCCTTCTTCTTTAAAATATGCGACCGTATTTCTACTATTTGACATATTTATACTCCAATCTAAGAATAATTAATGTTAAGTTTGTGATCTGCAATAAATGTAATCCAAATCACGACAAATTGATTTCCCTTTAAAAGTTCTGGATCAGATACGGAGCAATCTCTGAACCCTCTCAACTTTGTTGGGATATCCAAAAACGTGTCATTGAAAAAAGAGGCAATTACTGTTTCGATATCTGCGTATAAACTACCAATTTCAGGAGCTATATCATCGGTAGTTCTTGCAGAAAGTCCCTTTGTCAAGCCGACACGAAGCCTTGACGTTAAAGTAATCTTGCGAGTTTCCCCTGGAACCTGTTGACCTTCGCCAAATTTCACAGCGTAACCCTTAACAAGAGTCCTTTCTTCATTGTCCTCTATATTAAAAGGATTTTTTATTTCCTTATAATCGCTTAATATTGTGCCTAATCTAGTGACTGAAGCTGTTCTTATGTCATTAAAACTCATAATTTAATCCTTTATTAAAACTCTTCTTCCTTTAACAGTAATCCATTTCCCTTTTCCTGTTTTTGTAAAATAATCATATGCTGCTTTGCCTATCAAGAACCCAGCGACTAAACCAGCACCAATAAGAGCCATTTTACCAGACCGCACACCTTTTCCAAGCTTCCCGAAAAATTTCTCTCTTCCAGTTGTTTTTATTCCTGAATTTAATTTCCCAACAAATTTACCTCTTTTTGATCTCAATATATCTGTTGGATCAGCTAGGCCATGTCTAACGCCTTTTATTGCTTTTTTTCCTATGCCTTTTTCTACGGCTTCCGCAGCAAAAGAGGAACATGTTGTTTCTCCACAATCTATTATTTTTTTAACTGTTCCCCTAGGAGCATCAAAAAGATTTCTTCTTACAAAATCTCCTAAAATATTTCCAGCCCCTTTATAAAATTTAGTTTTCCCGATAGCCTTTGCACTTGCAGCAATTTTTTTGCCTTGAGCTGAATTTACAGCAAATCTTTTGACATAAAGCCTTTTTCCTGATTGAAATTGCATTTTGCTTTTTTTACCTACAGGAAAATCAATTATTTCTCCATCTCCTATATAAATAGATACATGTGAAGAATTTCCACCGCCAGAAGAAGCAATTGCATCACTAAAAGTTAAAGGCACTGTTTTAGACCCTAATTTATCACTTATTCGCCCTTTTAGTGGAACAACCTCATCAAATCTTAATTTTGAAGTATATATTCTTTTAGGGTCTGACTCCAAGATTATATCTCCAACCTTCATCTTTTTTTTCAAAGCTTCCAAACCTATAGAGTTTTTCACTCTTGAAAGTGATTTAGTCGTTGATTTTTCTTTTAAAGTCTCCCTGGTTAATCCAATACCTAGACCAACACCACCACCAGCAGCAATTTTCTTTTTTATATTATTTCTTTTTTCCTTATCGACCATTTAAAACTCCTTAAAACTCCTTAAAATGGAATTATATCTCTTTTACCTTGAATAAAAACTCTACTCCTTTACTAAGTTTGGATTTGCCCTTAGCCAATTTTAACTTCTCCTGATTCTTGTATTACTCAGAGGAGCTTTTTCTTTTTTACTTATTTTTTCGTCCTGGGTAATATCTATTGATTTTAGTCTTATCTTTAAAGCATGTGAGTACCATTCTCTAAAATCTTCCAACATGGCTTGAAGAGAAACGCTATTTCTCATAGGTGTAAGTATAATTATCAATGATTTCAACGCAGTAAGGTTTCCTAGCTCGGAAATATCTTTTGCTTGAAGCTCATAATCTATAATATTTAGTTTGTTTAAATCATCACCGACTCGCCTAGTCGCAAGCTCAATTGTTTCATACCAATCCGTTTTTCCTGTAGGCAAGTATCTTGAATCAGCACATTCATTCCAATAAAGTTTCATATATGCTTCAGTCGTCCAAACGACGCCCAGGAATTGAATTACTGTGCCAGCGGTTAAAGTTGCGCTTGCACTTATCCTTATCCAATAAAGCCCTTTTCCATCAGCTGCGGTTTCACCATAAGAAAGTTCAGGAATGCTATTAACTGATTTTTTAATCCAAGTCCTAGCATTTGGAAGATCCCACGAAAGAAAACCGCTTTGCGCTAAAGTAACTCCACCAATACTTGATTCATCCATCAAATTTTTTACTGAACACCATTCATTTGTTGCCCCCGTGTAATATTCAACAGTTAGAGAAGCCGATACTTCATTAACAACGCTTCCCATATAAATAAATCTTGCGGCAAAAGTATGCGGAGCACCCACATAAATATAGTCCTCATCTTTTGTTAGAACTGCCCCCATAGTATTCGAAGCCCAATTTTTTAATTGCGCTGTATATTCAGAAAAGGATTCATTATCATCATAAAGAATTCTATTGTAATCATTTAAAAGTAAGTGCATTTAATAACCCCCAATAATTAACCTCAAAGAAAGAGCATAAAAATTATGCTCTAACCTTCAGACTAATTATCTATTGTATATAGAGGGATATAATAATATCCGTCAGTTATTACATTCCCAACATCTTCAACATATACTTTTATATATGCCTCTATTGCTGCGCTAGACGCATCACTTGACTGAACAATTGATCTATCGTTTTCACTATCCGTTGCTGATCCAATAAGTTTAATAAAATCCTTATCAATATCGGCCTGATCCAACGTGAGAACTGGCACCGCACCTGAAGAACTTGATTGATCAAAAGCTGGCGTTCCACTTGTCGAAACGTCTTGATCAATGCTCCCATCAGTTCCACTTATTGTAAGAGTTGCGGCAGCATCGGCAGCATTAACAAGCTTCATTAGCCTTGTTGCTGTCCCTTCCCCTTCAACTTCCAAAGTTTGCTCATCCAAAACTATTGAAGAATTTGCATCTTCAGCAGTTAACGAAAAGTTATAACCTCCGCCAACAGTAAGATTTTCCGATAAATCAAGGGTCCTGTCTCCGCCATTAACTAATAAATTTAAAACTCTATCACTTGTGTCGTCTTCATTCCATGTTGGAACGCAAACATGTGAAGAATTTGTGTCATATAGAGAATTAAAAAACGGTCTTAAAATATCAAGTCCGACTCTTTTTGTTGAACTTGTGCTATTGTCTTTAATCGCTAAATCATCCGCTGCCTGTAAACCACTTGTTAAGTCGGTCAATTCGCTTATTTTTGAGGCTCCCAAACAATTTATTGATAGAAATACAAATAAAACCAATAAAAATTTAAACATAATACACCTTTCAATTACTCAATAATTATTGCTTGTCCATCTTCAGTCAAAAGAGCATTACCGCTTTCGTCTGTCAATATCCCTGTCACTTCTCGAAATCTCCACGATTTAAGCCCATCATAATGTAAAGAAAAATATTTATAATCTACGCTTGAAAGCTTCAAAGTGATATATTCGTCACTTCCAAAAAGCTCGACATTTGCTTCATCATATGAGACAGCAAGAACCTGATCTTCAAACATTACAGGTAAAATATGCTTCCCGTAAAAACTACTATAAATATTTTGCCTAGACGTATCGAAATCAACAGCAGCAATATTAAAAGTAATAAATAAAATTAGAATAGAAAAAATAAATCTCATAAATATTACTCCTTGCCGAAAGGAGCAGCTTTTAAACTGCCCCCTTCAAAACCTATTAATAACCGTCTGAAACTAAAAGATAATAATGAATCTTACCAGCTGTTAAAGCAGCTGTCCCGATTAACATTGTGATTTCTTCTTCAGCAGTATATTTCAATCTAATATCATGATCGTTAGAATCATCATAAAGCAAGTCGCCTTTTGCTTGCTGGTCTGAAACATAGTCAGCCACCAAAGTTGCTTTTGCAAATTGTGAGAAGATACCGTCAACATCTCCGCCAGTAATACCGACATCAATCGTTGCCGCACCTAATGACTCAATATCTGTTTCAACTTCAAAAAAAGAATCGTGAATAATTCCGCCAGCTTTGATAACAAATAAGTCTACAGTACCGTTTAATGCTCCGCCATCTACAGCGAAATCATAAATAGCATGAAACCATTGAGGTCTTCCCTTTATCCCTTTTATGTCTGTTTTTGCCATATTTAAACTCCCGTTAAATTGTTAAATTTCGTAAACTACAACCATAATGGACGATGAAAGACTGTCAGTTTTCCAACTTTTTATAGGCTCTTCAATTCCATTGAGAAATTCAACTATTTCAAGTTCGGGTAAAAGCCCGCATCTTGAAGTAGTTCTATAACTATGAAACCCAGCTCCCTTGTTTTTCATTGCTTCCGCTACAACAACTTTTGCCTTGGCTTTTTTTTCTTCAAGGTCTTGCGCTAAAGCTTTAGCTTTAATTATTTCGCTTTGTTCCTTGTCATATTTTGCCTGTTCTTTAAAATCCATTATTTACTCTCTTTCTCTTGAAAAAAACTAAGAGTTATAAATTCTTAGAACTCTGTTTTCGTCAAATTGTTTAATTCCAAAAAGATTTTTTGCAACAATTCTGAAACTATCAACATTTGTTGCACCTTCAAGATCTATTTCTTTATATTCAGCATTTTTCTGAATAGCCATTTGCATAAAAGAAGAATGGAAGAAATAAGCGTTATTTTCGCTTAGTAGATTAGAAACAAAAACCTTATAACCGTAGAGAGGTTTTGTTAATTCCGCATCAAAAAGAGTGCTTGAGCTTGGAGTAAAATCTGAACTTAGAAGCTCATTAATTTGAATTAAATCTTCTTTATAATAAGGGTCAATTATTGCAATTCTTCCAGAAGGAACATTTAAAACATTTTGTCTTCTATCAGCTTGAGCAAAAAGAGCTTTTGTCATTGTTGCTTGAGAACTTACACTTGCTCCGGCTGAAATAGTGTCAAGAACTGTTTGATCCATACCTCTTGCTATTTCATCAGCTATTAACAATCTGATTTCGCTCTGTGCGTTAGCATTGCCTTGATAGTTAGCCCAGTCTGTAATATCAACTGGGTATACGGCCCTTTTATTAACGATTAGCTGATTATTTGTCCAAACTGGAATTTTTGGATCATAAGCTTCATTATCTGAAGTTAAAATCTGTGCTCTTCCAGGAGATTGTAATTGTTGAACATTTACAGTATCGCCCATACTTTTAATTACTTTTTCAAATCTATCTTCAATTAGTCCAGCAATGCCTAATTTTGGGCGTAATTCTTTGTAAAAATCAGCTGCCCATTCTTCTTTTATAATATTACTATGTTCCGCAGTAGTTAACATATTAACCTTTCTGTGCTAATAAACTACTTGATTAAGTTTTCCTTTTTAAGCTTTAAAACAGCTTGTTGATAACTCTCTAAAGATATTTTTTTAGCTGCCTGTAAATAAGCTAAAGGCTCTTCACGATAATTAATTGCTTCAAGTCCTTTTGGTGGCTGAAAGCCTGGTGGGTTTCCATCAACTTTAATATGATCAGCTTTCGAGAAAAACTTTGTGAATCTTTCGTTTTTCTGTGCGTTATCAAAAAAAGTTTTAACACCTTGCACCGCCCCAGTTTCAGGATCATGAGCAATCATAGTCGTATCAGCAAGATTATAAAGAAAATCCCAATCTTCGCAATTTCTCTTTATAGCTTCAATAGAAATCGCTTCCGCAATATCTTGTTGCTTTTCTCTCTCATCACTAGCAGAGATTTTGCCTCTAAGATTTTGAATTAACTCGTCTTTCTTGCCTTGCTCAATCAGTAAGTCTTCTTGCACTTTTTCTTTTTGTGTTTTGTGTTTTTTACTCTCTTCAAGTAAACGAGAATTCGTCCCCTCCAAACCGCTGATTTTGCCTTGTGCATCTTCAAACAATTTTTTAAAGTCTTGCTCGTTTTCCTTGTTTGGGTCAACTTCGTTCGAATTTTGACCGCCTACTTGTGCGTTCGCACCTACATTTTCACCCACTTTTGCATTCGCATTAATCGGATCACCCATTTTTATCTGCTCCTTTTGTTAAAAAATCTGTTAGTTGCACGTTTAAAAATTCTTTTAAAATCATCACTTCCAACAATAATTTTAATATCTTTTTTGCTTATATTAAACCAAGGTCTTTTGACTATTTTTTTAGTTCCAGGAATTCTTTTGCCCCCTGACCTTATATTCTGTATTACCCCTTCTTGCGCCCCTCTTAATTTTCCGTAATCCTCATCTCTAACCGAAAGAGAAATAGAACCTTTATCAACTCCGCTCACATAAGAATTATCCATCATATCAGCCGAAAGAGTTAAATCAACTTTAGAAGATCCCTTTTTTTTCGCATATTCTGGTGTATAAGGTTTACTTTGGAGCCGATATTCTTTTCCTTCTGGTGTCACTCCTATCCCTGACCTTGTCCTTTTTGTCATTTGGTCTAAGATTAAGTGACCTATCCTTGTTTTGTCCTCCTTGTTTAGCATGTCCAACTTTTTCAATGCTTCCTTGTCCCTCTTTATTATATCCTTTAGACCGAATTTCATTGTTTGTTTTGTTGACATCTAAACCCCTCCTGGTTTCTCCTAAATCATCTTGTAAATCAGAGATTCCATTTTTCATAGCTTCAATTTGCTTTTCCTTTTTTAATTTCTGAATTTCTTCTTCTTTAATCCTTGCTTCTTCTTCGGTTAAACTTCCGTTAGAGAATCTAACATGTTTTTCCCATGGGAAGATAAACCCATCGTCTTCAAGTTGTTTAATTGTACTTGATTTGTCTTTTTCTGTGATTTGTGGCTTGATAGAGTTAAAAGTTAATCTCAATTCATATTTTGATATTTCTAATTCATGCATATTAAACTTTGGATAATCTTTTGGAACTCTTTTAATCTTAAGAAGATATTTAAGAAAAGCAAAATCAACAGCTAATTGCCTTTTTTCAACAGTATGAAATTTTTTTCTTTGATCATCAATATTTGTTATAAGTTCAGAATCGGCAATTAAACGATCAATAGCACTTGAAAAATTCTGTGCGCTTACTTCTCCGCTTACATTATCAGTCGTTAAATCATTAGTTGTTAGAAATATTCTTATTAAAGAAAGAGCAATTTCAAGATGCCCTCTCAAATCTGGATTAGCATTTGCAAATTCAAATTTACTTTTCCCATCAGAATTTTCAATGTTTATAACATGAGTAGGGCCAGTTTTTGTTATTGCTGGAGGAATTTCATTACTATAATATTGAATTGCTTGCCCGTAACCTTGTTGCGCAGCAATAGAAACTATATCTGAAAAAATAACATTCATTTCTTTGGACATCTCGGCAATTTCGGAACCCCAAGGATAAAAATTACCGGTAGTTTTTTGTTTAGTCTGAACAAACGGCATAATCCCATAAGGATTTATTTTCTCTTTATTCTTATCATTAACTGAAACAATATATTTAAATTGTTTAGCAATTTCGTCTTTTGAAATCTCAGCTTCAGTTTTTTTAAAGCCTGAAATTTTCGCAAAAGTAAAATTAAACTCTTTGCTCCAAACTGTAAATAAACCCTCTACGTTGACTTCCTCCATATCAGAAATTGAATTGTCCCAATCAATATATTTCCAATATTGATAAATTTCCGCTATATCTCTCTCAAAAACGATAACTTCCGCTTTTGTTTTATTGCTATTCGGTAAAGCTGTGAAAAGTGCTTGCGGTAAACTCTTAAATCTTATTCTAAAGTCTTCTAAATACGTGTATAATTCAACATATCTATGATTCTCGAAATGTTCATTTTGTGAAATCATTGTGTCGTCAAAAGTCGTGTCATTGTCGTCAACATCATTGTAAATATAATTGATTAGTGCAGTCATTTCAGGGTTAACTTTTTTTGTTTCTTTGTCGATTATTTCACGTTTTACCCCTGCACTATAAGCACGAGAAAGCTTTCTTAAGACCTTTTTTCCTATTCCTAAAGCAATAACTACCATTGAATCATATGAATCTGGATATCTTTTAACTAAGGCTTCAAGTATATGTTTCCCTTGATTTCCGTTTATAATTTCATAATCAGTTTTATGCTTTATTATCCGGTCTCTGTTTGGCACTGATTCAACAATTGCCACAATCTGAGCTAACATAACAGGATCAGTTAAATCATATAAAGGCTTTTCATCTTTATCTTTTTTTAAAAAATTAAGCATAATTAACGAAACCTCGCGGTAGTGATTTGTGGTTTATTGTTGCTTCCACCAAATCCATGTTCATATAAACAATATCTTTCAAGAGCAGATGGACCATGCGAAGCCCAATTATGAAGAGGTTTTTCATTTTCCCCATGCTCTTTCTCTGGAAAAACATAGTTTTCCATGCATTCAATAAACAAAACCTGATCTTTACTTACCTTTATTCTATCACTTTTACCAAGTCTTCGCACAGATAAAATTCTAGGCCCTAAGTGATCGGGTAATTTATATCTTAACCGCTTCCCATATTTTCGTCTAATAAAATCTTTTATGGAAGTGCCTGTTATTATGTTTCTATTTCTTCCGTCAGGATCTCCATAAACTCCGAGAAGTCTTTGCACTGTTAAGAATTGACTCATCTTTAAAAGCTTATGTCCTATTTTAATAAAGATTTCTTCAATCTCTGTGTCGGTCTGTTCAAAATAATAGATGATATGCATTATATTACTATAATATTGAAAGAAAATAACCGCTGTAGGGTCACCAATACCCCAATCACAAGTTATATTTATGTCATAATTTGGATTATATGGGATGATTTCATTAGCGTGTTTGTCTGCATTAAACCACTTGTAGACTCTTCCTTTTTGTGATTTTGCATAGGAAATGTCTATTTCCTGAGCAACTTGTTCTTCTGTTAAAGTTCCGCCTCCTTGAATCCCTTGTTTGTCATACCATGCTTGATCTTTCAAAGGGTGATCTTTCCAATTCATAGTAAAACGCTTAATCATCGTCTTATAGCGAAGCCTTGCAAATTCGTTTCCTCTTCCTTTTGGAGTCGAGCCGTAAATTCTAAAATCTGTTGTCATAGAAATGGCTTCTTGAACTGAAGAAGATCTAGGAATATGCGCAAATTCATCTAAAACATATAAGCTTGTCCTGTCACCTCTTCCTATATCGTCCCCTGCTTCGCCTGAAACTGAAGTTTGCATGTCTGGAATACTTATAAGCCCTAATTTTGAATGTTTACCTTCTTGGTAGTTTTTACGAAGCCAGAAAGGAAGATAATTGATAAGAAAACGAACCCTTTGGAGTAAAGATTTCATACTTTCCAGCTTGTCCACTAGCTCCATTTTTCGAGATCCAACGCCAGCACTAAAACCAATTTCAGTGAGCATTTTCCAAAGAATAAACCCTAAAACTAACCAGGAAAACCCCATATCTCTAGACTTTTCAACGAGCAAATGCTCTTTGTGCATATAACACCAATCTAGCGTCTTTATGAAATCTTCCTGGAAAGGGTATAAAACAAATGGAACAATTTTAATTTCTCTTCTAGGATCATATGTCCAAAGAAGAGTGTTAAAGAAGAAAATGACATCTTTGTAAACCATTTCTGTAATTTCGTTTTGCAAAACAGGATTATTAAAACTAGCTTGCAGCAATGATTCTCGTTCATATATCTTCTTCTCTATGCTCAATTTATTTTTCTAACTTAGATATAAAAAGCTCTAACTTTTTAATCATGCTCAATTTCCCTTCAATTTTTCCAAGGAGAAGATTAACTTTTTTAAGCAATTTTACTGCTTCTATTTCGAAATTAACATCTTGTTCCTTAGTTTCTTTTTTTGGATCAGATTTTTTTATTTCTTTTTTTGCTTTTGCCACTTTTGCCCCTTTGTGTTTTCCCCGTAGGGATTTGTAATAAGTTGTTGAAATTATTGACTCTGGTTTCAGTTATCTAGAAGCTTTTTTATCAATTAATATTTTTTCCCATGAATTAAGAATTTTAATCATATCCTCACAGCCCCGATCAACTTTTAAAGAAAGCTTTAAGGCTAGAATAAAATCAAGAGATACTTCATATTTAGGGGTCATACTTAAGCTAATCCCATCCAATAAGCTGCGTTTCCACTCATTGCCACAATTTTTGCAAACATTATTGTTTTTTAAGTCTTGTCTTATGACTAAAGTGCCTCCTAACCCACATTTTTCACAAATTAAATTATCTCTACTCATTTTTATTTCCGTGATCTTCAACTAGATATTTAATTCTATCGGCTAGTTGATCTTTCGTTAAATCCTTAGCGTCAACTTTAAAATCAGTAACAACGCTTTCAACTTTTCCAGAATGTTTATGTTCAACTTTATTTCTCCAAACTTCTTTTTTTCTATTTGTTAGCCAGAAAAAACACGAAACCGGAGAGGGAGGATTATCTTTAATTGTTCTCTCTTTTAAAACAAGTTTATCTTCAAAGGTTTTAGTCAAAACATTTAAAGTTGATACATTTTCCCATTTTTCGACCGTAGTTTTAAAACCAGTTGCTAACTCGTAAAGTGATCTCTCTACTTTTTCATCAGATTTAGCCTTGTGATCTTTTAGGGTATCAAAAAACTCAGGAAATTGATTTTTCCAATTATTTAGCGTAGTTATGGAAACATTATCAAGACTTGGATCTTCTTTGATATAATCTATTATTTGCTTGTCAGTTTTGCCGCACGATGCTAAAGCATGTATAACGTGTTGATATAACATAGAAAATTTAGATTTTCGCCCCATGATGTCTCCTTTGCCTTCGCTCCCATTCGGGAAGAGATCTATAAATAAATTATCTCACGAATTAACGTAAAGTCAATATTTTGTTAAAATGCAGCTTTTCCATTAAAATTGATTACATAATAAAAAAGGGATGCTTTTCTGCAACTTTTCATCAAGAAAATTGCAACAAAACAGCAACATCCCAATGGTTTACAGATACAATTTTGTATGAGGGCATCTTTCCATTTCATATTTCTCCATAATATTATTCATTTAGCGCCACGTTTCGCAGCTTTTAATTAATAACTGCTCATATTTCCATTCACTCGTTACATGATTTAAGCGAACAACAACCCACAAAGAAGGGTCTAAATGCTCCAAATATTTCCACTGAAGAACATTATCATCGTCAAGCCTTTCAATTACACCTCTATTTATATCTATCCGCCATAGCTCAGTTTCGAATTCTTTTTCTGGCGGTAAGCTAGCACAAGAAATCAAAAGACATGCTAAAATTGTTAAAACAAATCCTATGTGTATTCTCATTGTGTTTTTTCCAGTTTTTTAAGCACTTCTAGGCTTTTTAACTTGGTGTAATCATCAAGAGCAGCGTTAATTTTTGCTGTCGCTGTTTTATAGGCTATATCTTTTCTATATTTAGCCAAAGCATCTAAAAACTTAGGCAATTCTAAAGCCAAAAACTTAAGAACTGCTAAAATAGTTGTTAAATAATTCATTATTTTGGCAATTTGATTGAAAGTGACCAATCAAGGATATAAATAACGATTTTATAAATTACATTCTTTTTAATCTTAGCTAGTTTTTTGTTATCCGATTTTGTTGGAGTTCTTTCAATATATTTTGTAATAGCTGTCATAATAGGTTTCATGAAAATTCTAAAAGTTGCCATGAAAAAAACTATTGTTGCTACGATAGGATAATCAGCCCCAAAACTTGTGATAATCGGTCCTAAAACATCCCAAATTGAAGTTATTGATTCGTACATAAATTCCCCCTTTTTTTAAGTTTCTATCTCTATTTTATCATTATGAGATAGTTTATTGCAACAAGATTAATCTCTTACTCTTTACTAAAAGATAACATTATAAATAAAGCATATATTAACGCTAGGTGTCCGTAATGAATCGGATATGAAAAAATCATTGCTGAGCCTAAAGCGCAATTTGTAGCGAATAAATAGCTCAGATTTCGTGTTTTTATCAAAGCCCATATAAACATATTAAAAGTTAAAACAAGTCCAATTATGCCAGTTTCGCGAAGAATTGAAATTAAATCTGAGTGCGCCCACATAAACCATTCTTTAATAAAAAAATTGTTTTCTAATTGAACACCCATTCCATACAGCGGAAAAGTCCCTAAACCCTCACCTGTCCAAATTTTAGATTTATTAAAAAAGTTTTCTAAGGTTAATCTATAAAATTCTAGCCTACTCGAATCATTAAAGAAATGTTTGTCTGTCAAGAATCCTATAGTCAATAAAATGCATATTATGGCAATCGGAAAACCTAATTTATACCTGAATTTGTCGCTTAATATGAAAGTATATGAACAAAGAGCAACAATTAAGACCCCAATCGGAACGGAAGCTTTCATCAAAAAAATTGCAACAATTGGGAGGATCAAAAGACATACTCTTATACTTACTTTGAACTTATTTAATTTATTTGGAATAACCTGTTTAATAAAAAGAAGCGGATATGTTGCGGCAAGAAATATGCCATTCGGGGCAGAAACACCATACAAACCGCCTTTCAATCTGATATTCCAGCCTATAAAATGACAAATTATCAAATAAATAGAGTTTACAAGTGATAAAAAAGCAATTGTCCTATAAATATCAATAGGAAATAATTTCTCTGACAAATAATCAACAGCATAAACAACAAGTAAAACAGCTATGCAACTAGTCATTGTTAAAATTGCTGCAATTTGAATTCCATCGTTGGGATTAATACATTTCCCCATATAAACACCTATAGCGATATTTATATATCTCAATCCGTCCGGAAAATTCCACTGGTAGCTTGAAACGTATAAGCTAGTTGAAATTACCCATAAAAAAAGAAGCGAAACACTGAAATGATATTTTTGCCAAAGTTTCCAAGCAATAATTAATGTCGAAAAACAAAGAAATAATGCAAACTGGACCCAAAAATATTGCTCTTTATAGTGAAAAAAGCTAATAAAAGTAAAAGCTAAAAAGAAAAAATACCTCATTTAATATTTCATCCTATGCTCTACTAAAACCATTCTTACCAAGACCCAGACAAAGACCCAGACCCAGACCAAGACCAAGACCAAGACCCAGGCAAAGACCCAGACCAAGACCAAGACCCAGACCCAGACCAAGACCAAGACCTAGACCTAGACCTAGACAAAGACCTAGACCAACCACAGCGTAATATTGCTTGATTCATTTTACTTTATTCCACTAGGTAGTGAATCAATTATACACGCATCTATAACAGCGCCTCTTCCTATAATAACTAATTTATCTCCGTACGGCTCTTGCTCTTTAAAAACACAGTCTTTAACAGACTCATTCCATCTTTTAGTTTCAGGTATCCAACATGCTTTTTCTAGGACTAGCTCATTCTTGCATACTTTAACAAGCTTACCTGTGTATATAAACGTCACAGTACGTATAAGATAATTCTCTCCAACTAAATAAGGGTGCGCCTCTACATTAGTTTGTAACGCTGTTAACTCTCTTACTTGCCTCAATGTTAAATCATTTAAATCAATCATCTTTAATGTCCTTTCTTTACATATAAAAATTTATATCTCAATCTTACTCATCTTTCTTACATACGTTTAACAGACTTAAAAACTTATCAGCTTCTTTTCTGTCTGACTCTTTTTCATCTTCAGAAAGATTCTTATAGTCTGTTCCAATTTGTCTTTGCCATCTATCTATTGCCCAAACAGGGATCATAATACCACCTGTTACGGGGTTTACTGCGCATTTGCTAAACAAATATTTCATCCATCCAGACCATTGCTCATGGCATAAATTAGCTAAAGATTCTCTTAATTCATCTCTATTGACTTTCTTTTGATGCTCAATCCTACGCAGCTCTGACTTTGAACTAAAGCCTTTTTCTTTTTCTTTTAGTTTACATTTTTCACACGTACTATGCTTAGTTCTATCCATGCCTTCCATTTTATATTGCGCTATGACTACGCCGCAATATAAGCACGTTTCAACTATATGTCCCATTTATTTCCCTTCCTTAAATTTTCTAAATATCTCTCTTTCTCCAATTTTTTAATATCTTTTAAGACCAATTTAAGAGCCATAGATGCTCCTTCGCCGAACTGCAAGTCTAAAGTTTCACAGCTCCAAAAAAAATAGCCCTAACAAAATGCTAGGGCCTATGAAAAAAGGAAAAAATAAGAAGAAAAGCTACAGGTGAAATTATACATTTTATTATTTTCCTTGTCAAACAGCATTAAGCCATAACCTTTGAAACTTCTCTTTGAAACATAGCTTCGGCTTTTCCATTTGCTAGGTTTCCAAGGGTTAATTTTTCTGTTTGACTGTTCACATTTTCCTCCTTTAGTTAAATTTTTGCTCTTTCAAATACGGTTTTAAATACTTCAGCATTTATAAAATAACTGTTTTGCTTGTGACAATTTGGGCATTCAAGCTTTGAAACAATTGTTTGAAGATGAATTTCAGAAGCCCATGAGCATGAACATTCTCTGCAAATAGCAATGCCAGTTATCCATTTCTTGTCATTATATTGATCAATATGAGTTATTATAGCGTTATTTTCAATCATCCTTAAAAGCCTCTAGAAGCTCTTTGTCGTACTTTTGAGTAAGATGAAAGCCATCTTTAACAGCAAAATATGATATTACTGAAAGCATAGCTACTAAAACACCTGCCAAAAACCAAAAACCACAACAATAAAATCTATCATTATTTTGGTTTGTTTTTATTTCACTCATGCTTTGTTTTCTCCCTCAACGCCTCTTTCTTCTCTGTCTTTTTTTCTTTTATTAAGCCACATAAGAGCTTCGTCTAGTTTAGTTATAGCCATAGCGTTTTCTCTACATGGAAAATAATTATTTAACCCTTCAATAATCTTCTTACTTGCTTCGATAATCGTATCAACCTGACAACCATTAACGCCATGCTCCTTAACAGGGCCATTTTGTAAAGTGAATGAGAGAGAATTTTTATCATTTCTCACGTATATAAAGTTGTTTGGTCTGATATCTTTCTCAAACCATTTATAATCCATTCCACCACTTTCATTAAATTTTTCAGGGAATTTTTCTCTCAATTCATCCATTATTATTAAGTTAAACCCATCAATTTTTTCTAATCCTTTTAAAGTTTCTAAAGCCATTTTAATTTTTCCTTTCATAATAATAAACATCCATATTTGCCATGAGACGCGAAAGAATATCGAATCCATAGTTTCATATGGAAAACATCAAAACATAACATTTAAGCTACGTTTTGCAAAGATAACGCGATTCTAGTCACCTCCATTCCCTTCTATTTTTTCAAGATTGTGCCATTCTGCTTTGAACAACTCTATTGAATTTTTACTCATTTTTTCAAAAATATTAAGCCAGATATCGCCTCTTATAAATTTTTTCCATTCTTCATTACCTGTTTTTTTAATAAAAGCGTCTCGACAAAGCTTAACTAACGCCCTTCTCTGTTGATTATTCACATTATTGTATCGCAATATGTAGCCATTTTTGAATATCCTCCAATATAAACATAAAAAAATAACGCATCTCATATGCAGCTGTAATAATAAATAAGCTGATTGCAAAAATTAAAGCCCAATTTTCATTTTTATTTTTATTATCCATGGTTTATTCTCCTAAGACTATTCCCGTCAAAAACAATTACTTTAGAAGTAGATCTTAAACGGTCTAAAATCCTTTCAGCATACGTTTTTTTCAACTGTTCTTTACTTAAGTTTGTTGTGATTATACTTGTAAGCTGACGACTATATCTTTCAGAAATTATAGAATCAACTTTTGTCAAAACCCATGACGCGGTATGCTCTGCCCCTAAATCATCGATTACTAAAAGTTTTGATGTTTTAATCTTTTGTTCAAATTTATAAAATTCGATAGGATCTTTTGCTTTAAGAGAAAAAAGCTTATCAAGCAAACAAGGCATTGAAATAAAAAAACCTGATTTATCATGTTTCAGCAAATACTCGACTAAAAGAGCAATTGCAAATGTAGTTTTCATTGTTCCAACCGCACCAAGCATTATTAAACCTTCTCCATTTTCAATATTTTCGACGAGATTCTTTCTATAATCTAAAACACTTGCATATTGCGCTTTAACTTGCTCAGGAATTGTTTTCTCGATAATGTAATCAAAATCTATCTTCTGAAATCTTTTGTTTATCCCTGCTTTAACTAGTTTTTCGCTTTTAATATTTTTCCAATTTTGACAGTCAAAATATTTATTCTGAAAATAACAATCTTCTTTCTCTACTCGTTTATTCATGCATAGCCCTGCCATTTCACAAAACATCCCAGCCATCAGCCCTTGCCTTTTCTGCTTCTTCTTTCCAATTGACCTCACTAGGTCTGTACCCAACTTTAACTTTTCCATCTCCCCCCCCTTTTTTCCTAAAAGGACTTTTTAACCAATTGCTAAATGCAGCAGTATAATTTTTATATTTCTTCCCATTTGCTTCTAAATAATTTTTAAATATGTCTAGCTGCTCATAGATTTTTTCTACAGTGTCAGCTTTCAACCATTCCTCTTGTATTTTTTTAGAAGGTTTAAGAATATTTATATAAAAATCTAAAAGTTCTTTTGGCATTGCAGTGCGTAGTTGTTCAGTAATATCTTCATAACCATATTCGTTATTTTTATATTTTTTTCTTTTTTTATATATTTTTTTATCTTTATCTTTATCTTTATCTTTATCTTTATCTACTGTTGCAAGTCGCTTGCAAGTCGCTTGCAAGTTTTTAGTTGTGTTGTCCTTTAATTCCAATAGTTTAGGGTATTTGATTATTAGTTTGTCTTCTTTCCTACATGACTTTAAACTGAGTTTATTATCAAGATAAACTAAGAATAAACTAAGTTTATTATTCTTTAGACCTAATAACGCCTTGAGTTGTCTCTCTGTTATCTCTAATATCGGCTCGAAATTGTTAGCTTGCGTCATATTCTTAGCGATAGCTTCGCATAATATCCAATATCTTTCTACAAAACCCCATCCGAATTTTTCCCTAATTGACGCAAGTGAGCTATTGTTGTTAGCGTCAGAAAAATGCTTAAACCATTTCATTATAAACTTCCTCCAGCCATGTATAAAACATTTATTAAAGCCCCCTCCAATAAAAAAAGCCTCTTACAGGTGATGGGTCACGAATGACGCTGCAAAAGGCTCTTTTTTATAAAATATTATAGTAAAACGTTTATAACTATTAATTATAATTAATATTAATAAAATACAAGCAAATTCTGAACCCATCGAATAAAATTATAAGCTTCTGAAATAGATTGTCAATAACTATTCGATATTGTTCAACCAATCGCTCCATTTTACTAGATTGACCTCTTTTAATGCTAGTATTACATCTTTAACCGAGCACGCTATAAATGAGATATGCCCGTTTTTTATCACCATGTTTTTGAAGTTTATCTGTGAATCACTCATCTTCTTTTTAGGTAGTTTTACCTCAATCGAAGTAAACAACGGGATAGGGAAATTCTGAGGCTTATAAAACCCTAAAATATCGTGCACGCCCCTTAAGCCTGTGAACCTTCGCCCTTTAATCCCTGCATTATTTTGACGCCAAAAATGCACGTATCTTGCTTTTAAGTAAAATAAAATTTCTGCTTGGATATCTGATTCGACTCTTTTTTCTTTTGTTGAAAGCGTAATACTATCTTCTTGTACTAGAAACAGCTGATTAGCTCTTAGTCTTAAGCTTCCGATCTTTCTCATAAGTTTCAACTTTTAATAAAAAATCTTTTATCTTTTTAGTATAATGCAAAACGTCTTTTAATGGAATATATCTTGTCATTTTATTTAAACAACATCTCTTGAATTTCTTTTTGCTCCCACAAAAACAAGGGTAATTTCTAGGATATTTTAGCACAGGATTCATGCCAAAACCCTCTTTGGGTCTGTAAACCATGTTTTTAAAACGCTTTATCGGTTCTTCTCTCGTCTCTTTTTCAGCTGTATTCATTCCTTTTTATCCTCTCCCATTGAGCTAAACCTATAATACTTCTAGGTCTAATTTGCATCACATCACAAAATTTCATTTCGTTCCAGATTATTAAACCTTTTTTCTTGCATAAATGGCAATCTATACAAGCATTTTGAATATTCTTAGTATTATGAATAAATTCTGGATAATACGCTATATTATATTTAGTCTGTGGAAATTTATGATGCAAAGTTATTAGTTTATTCTTGTCACAAATTGGACAATGCCCCCAAAACCCCAATATAACCCCCTTAATATTTAGGATATTTCCTCAAAATGCCCCTTCAATAGTTCAATTCTTTTTGAAATTTTTCTTGGAAGAAATAAAAACAATTTTCGCACATTCATCAATAATAGCAATTTTATTTTTTGTTAATTCAATTTCAATCATAATTTAGCTAACCAAATTACCGTCTTTGACTATTGTCTCATGTTCATATTCTGGTACGCCATGGCGAGTATATATAAAGCGTAAATCTTTACAATGTTCTTCCATTTCTGTTATAAATTCACGTCTATTTTTATCGTCAAGAATCTCTATTCCATCCAAGCATAAAGTTATGTGACCTTTGGCTTTTGCTAGACCAGCCGCAAGTTTTGCAGCAACTTTATGCCTGTCTGAACTGCTCAAACGATCTATATGTTCGTTATTAACATATAGATCATCATCCTTAAACTCAACTCCTTTAACGGGCAAATTTGCACGAGAGATTAAAAGCTTAGGTAGAGCATAAGCAAAATGTTTATAGATATCATCTTCATTACAATAAGTTGTTCTTACAGCTTCATATTCAGACTTTCTAACAGCAACTTGATCATATTGTCGGTTAATTTCTTTTGATCTTTCAGCTTCGCTAAATTCATTTCTTAAAACTTGAAGCTTGGTTTCAAGCTCTTGTTTATCTTTTGGTAAATATTTTTGTAACTCATTCTCTATTTCATTAGATTTATCTGTAAGCCCTTTTATTTCAATTTCTGTTTTAAAATCAATATCCTGTCTTCTTTTAATTTTTGCCTTTTGGCTTTCTGCTGTTTTAGCGAAATCTTCTTTTATTCTTTCAATTTCCATATTCATTTGATCTTCTATGCTGGCTATTCCGTTTCGACAATTTAATATTATTTGACTTGAAACCTTTAAGGATTCTATTTTCTCATCTGCTAAATCATTTGTATTTTCCTTTTTAGCTTCTAAAGATTCCCTAATTTTATTATGCTCATCAATAATTGTTATTTCCGCTTTAATTCCATCGGCATCGTGCTCAATGTCTTCTCTTAATCTTGAATCAATTATTGGCTTTGGAGGAAGATTTTCAACTAATTCCGCAACAACTTCTTTCTTATGTCTCATTACGCCATAAGTGCGTTCCCTAACGTCTTTAAAGTAATCAATCATTCTGTCGCATTCTTCAAAAGCGTTCTTTTTTAAGTCAAATTTTACGTCATAATCATCAATGATATCAATATCTGTTTTCTTAGCTTTGACAGGTAAATGCTTCTTTAGATACTTAACAATATCTGAAGAAATTAAATACAATGGATTAATTGCTTCAGCTGCGAAGAGCTCAGTAATATATCTTTTTGGTGTTTCTCCCTTCAAGCCCTTGCCTGTGAATTGAGAAGACTTCCCAGGAATAAAAACACGCTTAACTTTTGCCTCTTCTCTTCCGTCCAAAAATTCGACAAGTTCAAGCTCTGCTCTCTCTTTGCCTTTCATGATCTTGCGTATATCAGCCCCACCAGTTAAAAAATCGTGAATAGCTGTTATGATATTAGTTTTTCCTTGGCTGTTTTCACCTACAAAGCCCTGCATTCCTGGTGTTAAATCAAGCTCCATCTCTGATATATTTAAGTAGTTTTTAATTCTGAATTTATAAACCTTCATTTCTAGCTCCTTTATTTTATAGTTTGTTTAATAAATTTGGTAATTTGTTTTTCATAACGAAATTATTATAAGCCTTTGCAGAAACGATAATAAATTTTTTACCGTCCCAATAAACATTGCAATTTTCATAAACAAGGTCAAGAGTATAGTTATCTAAATTAATATTTTTCCTTGATTTTATTTTCAAATTTCCGCTGAAAAAGATAACTGCAAACTTTTCTTCTTCAGTTAATTCATGCATAGGATCTTTTAAACATTTTGCTCTTGCTTCCTTTGCTATTCTAAATCGTATTTCCTTGAATTTTTCGACGTTTTTTATGATTATATTAGCGACAGTCCCATTGATATTAATTTCCGCCACAGGCTCTAATTTTTTAATTCTTTTCTCCATCTGTTAAATACTCCTCTTTTTTTATATATGTTCTTTCTAAATCTTCTTTCTGTTTTTCGGTCCATTTTTGGCTTGAAATCGTAGTATATAATCGTTTTAACTCAGATTTCGATTTACAATTAACAAGCTCGGTAACTGCAAGAGGAAAAGACATCTTAGAAACCCCCTCAGATTTCTTTTTTGTCTCTTCCTCTTTGTCTTTATAGCCTCCGTTTAATTTTTCTTTCTTAATTTCATCATAATCAAAATAATCAGATACTTTTCCCATATTATCTTTTAATGAATTGAATATGTTTTGCAAGGTAACAATTTCAATTCTATTTGTTGCGTCCAGGTTATGCCCTAGCCTTTTTATGATCATATTTTCAGTAACGCCAAATTCTTTAAAAGAAGCAACCATTTTGCGAACTATATCAGCTATTGGAATATTTTTATTTTGTCCTTCCAATGTTTTCATGCAAGCGTCCCTCGCCTCTTCAACTATATAAGGCGGTATAACCTTCTTTAAACAAGCTCTCATTCTTCTAATAGCATTTGACATAACAATTTCGTATGTGTCTCTTGGATCTCCGTTGCTAACATCTTTTAACCCTGCTTTCTTTGTATATCTCGCATGTTTCTGAGAAAAAAACATCTCAACTTGAACATTTGTTTGGAGATCCCAGGCGAAAGCTCTACATTTTGT